ACAAAATATCCACAATACTTTTTAATTCGGAGGCGGCTGCAACGGAATCGAATGTGCAGGAAATGGTAAAGCAGATGTACACAAATGTTTGCCTGCCTTTGGCCTATACCTTCCGGGATAAGTTTAACAGCGAACTCGCAAATGAGAATTGGGGCGATAAGCGCAAGCGTTATATTGATGTTGACATATCGGGTATTACCGAACTACAGGACGACTACCAGAGCCTTGCCAATATGCTGGCCGCCTTACCTGTTACACCCACACCAAATGAAATGCGGACTTTGTTTAAGTATGACCGCATTGAGGAACCGGTAATGGATCGCCCGCTGGTTAAAAGCGGTTATTCGCTGATTGATGATCTTGCGCCGATGGATATGCCGGTGGTTGCGGAGTAAACAAACAAATATAATTTATAGTGTGAATTATCCATTTAGGATTTCTCAACTCATACGCACAGCCTGATGGCTCACGTTAACAGTTGAAGGCTTATTCCTAAGCCCGAAGTTTTTTATATTTTTTGCAGCATTTATATCCCTTTCATGATATGTGCCACACGATTGGCAAGTCCATAATCTATCTTTCCAGCCTAACTCTTTAGCAATATGTCCGCAATGAGAACACAACTTTGAAGAGGGCTCAAACCTGCCTATATACAGAATATTTTTGCCGTACCATTCAGCTTTATATTCAAGCATTGTTTCGAATTTATGCCATCCGATATCGCCAATTGCAAGGGCAATATTTTCATTTTGCATCATGCCTTTGATATTTAAATCTTCAAGACAAATAGTATCAAAATGCCGAATAATATATGCGCTTGTTTTGTGCAGATAATCTTCCCGTTGGTTACGGATTCGTTCATGAAGTTTTGCAACTATCATTTTTTGTTTTAAATAGCTTTTGCTTTGCTCTTTTATCCCCTTTTTTAATCTACGGCTTAATTTTCTTTGCTCCAAACGAAGTCTTTTAAGATTATTTTTTAAATGCTTTGGATTATCAAAGGCTGCGCCATCGGAAAGAGTGGCAAAAGTTTTCATGCCCATATCTATACCAACGGTTGTTTTCTCTCTAACAGATTTCTTTTTTGGCAACTGCTTTTGGTTATCAATCAGTATGCTTACAAAGTATTTACCTGTTGCTGTTTTAGAAACAGTTACCGTTTTGATTTCACCAATAAATTGCCGGTGAAAAATACAAGTAACATTTTTCAGCTTTGGAAGAAATATAGTACCATTTTCAAAATCAGTTTTTACGCCTTGCGGGAACTGTATAGATTGTTTGTGATGTTTTGATTTAAATTTTGGAAAGCCGCCTCCGTTAAAGAAATTGGTATAAGCATTATCCAAATTTCTCAAGGCCATTTGCAATGTTTGAGAAGGACATTCATGCAGCCATTCCGCCTCTGTGTCCTTCAATTCCTTCATTTGATTTGCAAGATCAATACAAGTTAAATGCTTACGTGCAGTCGTCCATGCTTGCAGTTTCGTTTCTAATCCAAGATTGTAAACGAAACGACAGCTTCCGAAGAATTTAGCGAGTTGTTGCTTTTGTTCTGCTGTGGGTAAAAGGGCGTATTTGTAAGCCTTTAGCATTGAAGTGTAAAGATAATTATTTTCTTACAAAACGGTATATGTTTTTGTAAATTTTTATTACATTGCATCCATGCAAATCGAAGAAATCCTAAACTACGCCTTTCCCTTTACTGATGAGGACTTACTAAGCCCTGAAATGAAGCAGGAAAAAACATTTAAGCGGGAGAAGCTGCGACTGATGGTGGACCGCTATAAACATGGCGACATCATAAATTTTGATGTGCTGAATATTTCCGCTGATATTGTAGAATTACTTAAACGGATAAATAATTGATTCAGGGATGGAACAGAGCGAATTAATAAAAGAACTGACTGTATTAAAGCGTTCTGTTTCCAATTTGGCTTATGAGTATATCCAGCAATATTTACCAATGGAATTAGATAAATTTTGCGTATGTGCTGAACCTTTCGCCGCAATAGAAAGGGCGTTTAATAGATTAATCAACGAGTTAAGTGAAGGTACTTTTGGGGAGGGTAATAAGTAGTAACTTTGCCTGCATGACCGCCTCTGCTTCTGCCGAACTATATCGAAACTATAAACGTTTTACACGCAGCCGCATTACAGCATGGAAACCTAAAATACATGCGAACCTGAAACAGATGATCCGCAATGCAACGGACGAGCCTACGATTGAAAGAGCAATCTCAAAGCTGGATGAGAATATGCTTAAGCCTTCCGGTCTTGCCATTACGCTAAAAAATATTTATGTTGATGCCGGTGCAGTCTGGGGCGGGAAGATTTACCAGGTAATAAAGAAGCAGGCGGCAAGCTATAAGCAAAAAGCCATGATGCCTATCGGTTACAATGAAGATTTAATAGCTGAGATCATCGCTTATCTGCGCATACATGATCTTCAGATGGTAAGCGAAATATCCGACACGATGAAAGCCTGGATCATGGATAAGCTGATTGAGGGGCAAAGGCAGGGACTATCCATTACGCAGGTGGCGGAGAATATGGTTAAAGACGATTTTCCTGCGAATAGGGCGCTTGTAATTGCCAGAACGGAAACTATTAAGGCGGCGAATTATGGGGCGATGCAGGCGGCGAAAAAGAGCGGTTTTAAATTAGAAAAGGAATGGATTGCGGCGAAGGATATAAGAACGCGGTTTATTCCCCGTGATGAGTTTTCACATAGGGCTATGGATGGCAAGACCGCGCAGATGGATGAATATTTTTTAGTGCCTAATAGAAACGGCTCACATGATAAGTTAATGCAACCATGTGATCCTGCCGGTGCGCCTGGTGATGTGATACAATGCCGCTGTACAGTGGGCTTTAATGTGCTGAGGGGTGCGGATGGGCTGCCGGCTCTGAAGGATTAATTCAAAGTTTTTGAACCTGATTGTCAGGTTTACCATTCAAAGCAAAGATAACAGCCACACTGTTATCTTTCTTTTTATACACACCTCCCAAAAAATATTTTTCATTTTCTCCTTTTCTTTTTCCAACTTTGGGAAACCATTATCCCACTTTGGAAAATATCTACAATTATAAAACTGCTTTTCTTTCCTGCCTGATTAAAGATGCAGACTCGAAAAAGGGGATAGTTACCGGTTATTTTGCCTCATTCGGGAATATAGATTCAGACGGCGATATTATTCTGAAAGGAGCATTTCAAAAGACCATTGAGGATCGCGGGCCGGGAAGCACTCAGCCCAGGATAAAGCATTTACTTAATCACCGCAGCGATCAACCATTAGGCAAAATAACTATGCTGATGGAGGATGATAAAGGGCTGTATTATGAATCCAAAATAGGCGAACACTTTTTAGGGAAAGAGTTTATTGCCATGGTTCAAAGTGATTTGATTACTGAACATTCCATTGGTTTTAAAACAGTAAAGAAAGAAGATTCCAAAGACGGAACGCTACTCAAAGAAATCCAACTATGGGAAGGAAGTTCGCTCACATCGTGGGCCGCCAATCCACTTACACCCTTAACAGGCATGAAGGCAATGGATAAGGAAGATTATTTAAACACCCTTATCACAAAGCATCAGGCCATTGAAAAATTTTGCTTAAATAACGAGCTATCGGACGAAACCCTGCAGAGTCTCGTCCTTTACAATAAACAACTTTTGCAAGTTATTATTGACCTCACCAAAGAAACCACTCAGCCGAGTGAAATCACTGAGCCGGATAACAAAGCTGAAGGTGATAACTGTGAAGATGTAATTCACAATATTCACTTACTACTTAAATATCCGCGAGATGGAACCGAACGAATTAAAAAAAGACTTGCAGTCTATTCATGACGGCATAGTTAATATGCAAAAATCTGCTGAAGAACTCAAAGCAGAACAAGATAAAATTCACGAACAATACGAAGCCACCCAGAAAGCATATAAAGAGTGGCAGGCCACAAAAGATGAGCGCGATGAAAAAAATCAGAAGGCGCTCGATGAGCTAATTAAAAAAGCCAACTCAGTGCCATTAAATGGCGGTCCGAATGATGATTCTTTTGAATCAAAGTTTAAGAATGCACTGGCCGAAAATCATGACAAAATCCGCTCAATCCGCAAAGGTGTTAGCCATGCCTTTGAGATAAAAGCTACCATGCTCGAAAGTACCCATCTGACGGGTACGGGTGCAGTGCGCAGCTACCTGGCGCCTGTTCAAAAGCCGGGATCGGCGGGTTATAATTTCCGCGATCTGGCAAGAATAGTAAATACTGCAACAGGATGGATAACTATTCCGCGCGAAACGGCAAAAACGGGCTCTATCAGCCGCGTTCCTGAAAACACCGCAAAACCGAATGTTGACTACACAGTTTCAATGACGGATTACAAGGCCGATTATATTGCGGGCTATGTTCGTATCTCAAAACAAATGCTTCAGGACTTACCGTTTCTGCAATCATGGTTACCCCAGCTTTTAATCAGAGACTTTTATATCGCTGAAAATACGCAGTTCTATGGTGATTTGGCAGCCGTAGCAACGGGTAGCAGTACTACATCAGCCACGGTTTATGCTGAAAAGTTAATTGACTGGATGGCAAATTTGGGCGCTGCCGGCTTTGTACCAAATGGGGATGTAACAACATATCAGCTCTGGGCATCACTTCTTAAAACAACTTCAGGAGCAGGTAATGCATACTCTTTGCCGGGCGGTGTAACAATCGGCGCTGATGGTGCCGTAAGGATTGTGGGTGTACCTGTATATCCTACAAGCTGGATCGCAACAGGCAAAACGATTGTAGGCGACTGGGACCGTGCAACAATAGCGGTTGCTGATCCTTTGAAGGTTGAATTTTTCGAACAGGATCAGGACAATGTGATAAAGAATTTAATTACTGTTCGTGTTGAGGCACGTGAGGTATTGGTTATAGAAAATACTGATGCATTTATAGTGGCTTAGGTTTTCTGCTTTTGCATAGTGGGTGATTTTTTCTTTCATCTGTCGGCCCCGTTCTTTCATGCTGGGGAACGGGGCTTTTTAAAAAATGCTGATGCCCATAAGCTCCTTTTCAATAGTTTCTTTAAT